CTAAAAGTCTATATACGCATTAAATTGGTTCGCTAGTTTCTCTTTTGCTTCTTTTGTAACGTGGGTATAGATGTTCATCGTTGTCTGTACATCCGAATGACCCAAGCGGCTCTGAGCATCTTTAATACTTGCACCTGATTCAAAAAGGAGGGAAGCATGTGTATGTCGGAAACCATGAATGGAAATATACTTAAAATCTTTTGGCAAACTCTTTAAAGCTACTAAATACCATTTACGTGGTTTAGCAGGCGATAGGATACTACCGTCAATAGTACAAAACACTAGATCATGTTCGTTGTACTTTTTATGATATTCTTTCAAAATTTCAACAGTTTTGTCGTCTATGGATATTCTCCGGATAGATGCAGGCGTCTTAGGTGTCTGTATGTGCAATCCTGTGGCAGTCCTAGACACCGCTTTATTGATGTTTAAAATTTGGTTATCCAAGTCAATATCTGACCACTCTAGTGCCAAAGATTCACCCTTCCTTATGCCTGTAAATGCCAACAACCTAAAATATACGTACGCTCTAAAATTATTTCCGTTTTCCAAAACTTGCATGAACTTTTTTAGTTCGTTTTTGTCGTAAAAGTTCAAATCCTCGTCACGTTTAACAGCTTTAGCTCTAACTGGTTTTTTAATGACTTTGGTGGGATTTGACGAAATTAGTTCCATTCTAATTGCGTAATCAAAAACCATGCCAGCGTAATTCATTATCATGCTTGCTCTTGCTAGCTTGTTGTGCCAGGAAAACATAATTTCTTGTACTTCGAGCGGTTTAATCTCTTTCATCACTTTTGTTCCCAAAGCTGGCAAGATATGATTTTTAAAAATCTGTTCCGTTTTCAAGAGCGTGGATGCTTTAACTGTTCGTTGATACTCTTCAATCCACAAATCATAGACAGCTTGGTAAGTGTATATTTTTGGCTTTTCGTCTTTTTCTTTTGGCTTGTCAACGCCAGCTTCTATTCTTGACAACGCAAGTCTTGCTTCACGTTCCGACTTAAATCCACGTCTTGTAATATTTTTTTGTTTCCCATCTTGGAACCCAATATAAGCAGTAACCATCCACGCTTTTTTTCCGTTTTTCTTTGTGTATTCTTTAAAGGTAGCCATTCGCCGCGCTCCTTTCTTGTAACACGCAAGTTTTATTTCATGCTAAATTGTGCTTTATTTGTTGCCGTACCATCATCAAAAGTGATGTTAAAGTTGGCCCCAATGTCGCCATTAACATTATTTGTCCAAGATAGCACAGCTTGTCTTTGACCATTAACTAAAGTTTCAGATATGCCGTCGGGTTCGCCAAATGTTTGTTGAGCTTGATCTTCGGTATAAGTTCCGTCTGTAGCAACTGCATTAAATTGCTCCAATGTAGCTTTGTCGTGTTTAGCGACCTTTAGACCAGTAACAGCCTTAGAAACAGCTTTATCGTTCGAGAACGAGATAACAACTGACGATAGAATAGAACCGCCGTCTAAACCGCTCCATGTAAGCATTTTAGCAGTTTGACCCTCGATGTTTGTCTCAGAAGTTGAATTAGGTTCACCAAATATAGCTTTCACTTCTTCTAAAGAACTTCCGCCTTCTCCGCCTGAAAGAATATCTCCGATAGTTACTTTGTCGTAATTTTCTTTTAAAGTTGAATTTTTTGTTTCCTTTGATTCTTCTGTACTTTTTTTAGATTCAGTTGTAGCTATATTTTTTGAGGTTTTAGACGCTGTTGTTTTTTCATCATTTCCCCCTAATGCCCCAACACCAATAAAAAGGACAATGACCGCCAAAATCCAAAACCACACACGTTTATAAAACGGTTTCTTCTCCTTCATTACATATTGTTTCCCATCTTCACCAACAATTTTCTTTTTTCCCATTTCGTTTCCTCTCCATTCTGTTATAATATTATTACTGATATATTATCCATAAAACCTCTACTAGAGTTCGCGGCTCTAGTAGAGGTATTTTTTTATAAATCAAAACTTACTTTCACAGCTTTGCCAAGTATTTTCGCCGGATTATCCGGAGTAACTACATAAGGCTGGTGGTCTGGATTATCCGGCATCAGTATGACAAGTTCGCCTTGCTTTTTGACTCTCTTTAGAGTTGCTTCTGTATTTCCGTTTACCAACACCGCTGCTATTTCTCCGTCTTCCACATCAGGTTGTTGCCTAATAAGTACATAAGCGTTATTTGGAATAGTTGGTGCCATGCTATCACCTTTGCAGTGCAGATAGAATAAATCGCCCGTTGGTAGTGTATCAGCAGCTTCGTCTCGATAACCTTGGATATTTTCCTCGGCTATGATTGGATCACCACAGGCAATATCGCCTAGAATGGGAATTTTTACTAGTCGGCTGACGGGAAGTAGGTTTTTTGTCGTTCTTTCATTATCGGGAATTCTTTCTTTTGGAACGTCAAAACCCATTAGCCATGGTTCGCTAACATCAAAAAATTTAGCGAGTAGGTAAATTCTATCTTGGTCAGGCGATTGTACATCATTAACGTATTGGGATAATGTGCTTTTTCCCAATTTTATTCCTAATTCTTTTTGAAGGTTTTTTGAGCGATTTATCACATCGACCTGTTTCAAACCTTTTTCTAACATTAGTTGCTTTAGTCTTATTCCAGTACTAACTTTCAAAATGCACCTCCTTTCATTCCCTACCTATATATTATCACTTGTTAAACTTAAGTTCAACGAAAAAGTTCATAAAATATGAATTTATTTATTGACTTAATTCAATCCATAGGTTATTATAAATTCAATAAGTTCACAAGACGTGAACATAAGGAGGTGATAATATGAGTTACGATTATTCTTCTCTGTCAGGAAAGATAGTAGAAAAATTTGGTACACAGTTTAATTTTGCTGTCGCAATGGGCTTATCCGAACGAACAGTATCATTAAAAATCAATGGTAAAGTCGCTTGGAAAGATGACGATATTGTAAAAGCTTGTAAGTTGCTTGATATTGATTTAACAGATATGCACAAATATTTTTTTAAACCAAAAGTTCATGTTTAGTGAATAAATCGCTAGGGTTAAACCGAAAGGAAGATTAGTACAGCTTAAAAAGGAGGATGCACATGAACGAAAAGGAAAAAATGAAGCTTGATTCTCAATTAATTGGGTACATTCCGACCAGATATCTAAACCAAAAGCAAGCTTGCATTTATGCAAACACAAGTGCCAAAACAATCAATCGCTGGAAAACATTAGGATTACGTTTGATTTTTATCGAGGGTGATGAGTATCCGAAATATGACATAAAGGATATTGATGAGTTTATGGCTAAGCACAAAACGAAGGAGATGTGATCTAATGACACGAATACTACTAGCGTTGATTTTATTGCGGCTAAGCATCACACATGATTATTGGTTTTGGATATTTGGTGCTGCTTGGGCGACGTGGGAATTATTACGATTGGATGATTTGCTTTACGAAAAAAGGAGGAAGAGAAATGTTTGAACGATTAATGGTGGCAGCATGTAGAGCGCGAAAAGAGTTTGAAGAGTTGGAAGAAAATAATTGGACAAAAGCAGAAATTGAAAAATACAAACGTGGGTACAACAATGGATTCTTTGACATTGTGAGCGAATTGAGAATCAACGGCTTTTTAAGTGTGGAAGAGGATTTAGCAATCCAAAAGGCTTTTGAAGGTGGTGAGTAGATGCATTATTACACTTTTAAAGATTGGCTAAAAGTGAGCGGTGAGACTTGGGCCAAATATGTATGTGGTGATTTGGAATATAAAATTAAAAGGCATCTAAGATACGCAATGTACCTACAAAAAATTGAAATAGAAATAGAAAACAAAAAACCTCAACGGCGGCAACCGTCAAGGGATGAAAAATAAAACATCTAAGGAGAGTGTAACACATGTCAGTAAAAATCAATAGCCTTGAAGTTGAAAACATCAAGCGTGTAAAAGCTGTTGTTATCCAGCCGTCACAAAACGGATTAACGATTCTGGGCGGTAATAACAATCAAGGAAAAACAAGTGTATTAGATGCGATTGCATGGGTTTTGGGTGGAAATAAATTTAAGCCTAGCCAACCGTATCGCGAAGGTTCAGCAACACCGCCGAACTTGAAAATAACCATGAACAATGGCCTGATCGTGGAACGAAGAGGTAAAAATTCAGAGTTGAAAGTAATTGATCCTGAAGGCAACAAAGGCGGACAGCAGCTCTTAAACAGCTTTGTAGAAGAGTTAGCTATCGACTTACCTAAGTTTATGGAGAAGAACAGCAAAGACAAAGCAAACACCTTGCTACAAATTATCGGTATTGGTGACCAGCTAGCGAAGTTAGAAATGGAAGAAACAGCTATTTACAACGAGCGATACCAGGTAGGTAGAATCGCTGATCAGAAGAAAAAATTTGCAGAAGAACAACCTCACTTTCCTGATGCGCCAAAAGAGCTAGTTTCAACTATGGACCTAATTCAACAACAACAAGCTATCCTGGCGAAAAATGGTGAGAATCAACGAAAAAGAGAAAATGTCCAACAACTTCAATCTAAGTTTGATTATGAAGCAAAACAAATCGAGCAGCTAAAAGCACAAATCGAACAATTGGAAAATAACCATCAATCTACTGGCAACGATTTAGCAATTGCTCAAACTTCGGCTGCTGATTTACAAGACCAATCTACTGCAGAATTAGAAGAAAGTCTGCAAAATATCGAAACGATCAACATAAAAGTTAGAGCAAACCTGGATAAAGAAAAAGCTGAATTAGATGCAGAAGAATATGCAAAACAGTACAAAGCTTTGGATGAAGATATTAAAGCACTACGAGAAGAGCGTATGAAGCTACTGGACAGCGCACAATTACCTTTACCAGGACTATCCGTTCAAGAGGGCGAATTAATCTACAATGGCCAAAAATGGGACAACATGTCCGGATCTGATCAATTAAAAGTTTCAACTGCTATCGTCCGTAAATTAAAACCAGAATGCGGTTTTGTATTACTGGATAAATTGGAACAAATGGATATGACACAACTTGAACAATTTAGTAATTGGTTAGAACAAGAAGGGCTACAAGCTATCGCAACACGAGTAAGCACAGGAGATGAATGCAGCATTATCATCCAAGATGGTTATGTTACGAAAAATAATTTAGCACCGCTTGAGGGCGGAACTCAACCTCAAGAATTACCGAAATGGACGAAAGGAGAATTTTGATGAATATCACAAGAGGAGTTATCGCTAAAGCGCAGAAGGCAGTGGTTTATGGACCCGAAGGAATTGGGAAATCGACCTTGGCATCACAATTTCCAGATCCGCTGTTTATAGATACAGAAGGTAGTACCAACAACATGAACGTAGCTAGACTGGACAAACCGTCAAGTTGGTCAATCCTCATGCAACAAATTGATTTTGTGAAACAAACAATGCCGTGTAAAACGCTAATAATCGATACGGTAGACTGGGCAGAACGTCTTTGCATCGATTACATCGTGGCTGCTGGAAGTAAGACGAGTATCACACAATTTGGCTACGGAGAAGGATTTATAAAACTGGAAGAAGAGTATGGACGATTTTTGAATAAGTTATCTGATGTATCTGAAATGGGAATCAACGTTGTTTTGACTGCTCATGCCAAAATTGTGAAATTCGAACAACCGGATGAAATGGGCGCTTATGATCGGTGGGAGTTAAAGCTGGGGAACAAAACGACCGCAAAAACTTCGTCCCTTACAAAAGAATGGGCGGACATGGTCTTGTTCTGTAATTATAAAACTCTATCAGTAGCTACAGACGATAAAGGGAAAAAATTTAAAGGACAAGGCGGCAAACGTGTAATGTACACGACACACCATCCAGCTTGGGATGCTAAAAATCGATTTGGTTTACCGGATGAATTAGATATGAATTTTAGTGGTATTGCCCATATCTTTGCAACACAACAAACGCCACAAGCAACGGAACAACCAATTGTTACGAATACACCAACACCAACCGAAATGCCTGTAAATAAACCAGAACCGTCAATAGAAACGCAAACAAAATCAACAGAACCAAATTTCGAGCGAGAGTCTATCGACTACTCAGGGATTCCACAAAATTTAGTGGATTTAATGAAAGTTAATAATGTTATGCCGGCCGAAATTATGCTTGCCACTGAATCAAAAGGATATTACCCAGCAGGTACACCGATTGCTAATTATGATCCAGGCTATGTGGACGGTGTACTGGTGGCAGCTTGGCCACAAGTATTCAACATGATCAAAGAAATTAGAAACCAACAACAATTTTAAAAAATAGGAGGAAAATACAATGACACAATTTAAACAAGATCGCGAACTAGGATGGGATGACACAATTACACAGGATAGCGAAGGCGGTATCGTCTTAGCACCAGGAGATTATATTTTTGAAGTTGTTAAATTTGAACGTGCTCGGTTCACACCTGGTCCAGCCTCTAAGCTACCAGCTTGCAACATGGCCAAATTAGAATTAAAAATTCAATCTGAAAAAGGAACAGCTATTGTCTTTAACAATCTATATTTACACACTTCGACAGAAGGATTGCTATCAGCTTTCTTTGCATCGATCGGACAAAAGAAAAAGGATGCACCGCTTCAAATGAATTGGAACATGGTTACTGGTGCCAAAGGTGCAGTGAAAATTAAAAATCGTACGTATAAAGACAATACTTACAATGATGTAGATCGTTTCTATCCAAGTGATGCGAGCTACTACACAACGAAGCAAATGCCCGAAATTGTACAACAGCTACAAACACCACAACAAGGATATCAAGCAGCACCGCAAAATAATTGGAATCAACAGGCGCCACAACAACAAGGTTATCAAGCTGGGCAATTTTAGGAGGGATTAGATGGAATTACGTCCATATCAACAAGCAGCACGTACTGCAATCCAAAAGGAATGGCAAGAAGGACGTAAGAAAACATTGCTTGTCCTTCCTACCGGATGCGGGAAAACAATCGTATTTAGCAAAGTAATTGAAGACAGAGTCAGGTTAGGCGAGCGTGTGCTCGTCCTAGCCCATCGTGGAGAGTTGTTAGATCAAGCATCTGACAAATTAGAAAAGTCTACTGGACTAAAAACAGCAATCGAAAAAGCAGAACAAACAAGTATTGGTAGCTTTTTACGTGTGGTGGTTGGTTCAGTACAAACCATGCAACGAGAAAAACGACTAAGTAAATTTCCATCAGATTACTTCGACACAATTGTAGTCGATGAAGCACATCATTGTATTTCAGCTGGTTATCAATTCGTTTTAAATCATTTTGAAGAATCTAATGTCCTAGGCGTTACAGCAACGCCAGACAGAGGTGATATGCGAAATCTAGGATCGTACTTTGAATCATTAGCCTACGAATACACATTACCCGCAGCTATCAAAGAAGGTTTCCTAAGCCCAATCAAGGCATTAACCATTCCGTTAAAGCTAGATTTATCTGGAGTTGGTCAACAAGGCGGAGATTTCAAAACGAAAGATTTAGGTACCGCATTAGATCCATATCTATATCAAATTGCAGATGAAATGGCCAAACATTGTGCTGATAGAAAATCAGTTGTCTTTTTACCATTAGTCAAAACTAGCAAAAAATTCCGAGATATTTTGAATGAAAAAGGATTTAAGGCTGCAGAAGTGAACGGGGAATCAAAAGACCGAGCTGAAATATTAGAAGATTTTGAAAATGATAGATACAACGTTCTTTGTAACTCAATGCTGTTAACAGAAGGCTGGGATTGCCCATCAGTTGATTGCATAGTAGTTCTTAGACCAACAAAAGTACGAAGCCTATACAGTCAAATGGTCGGGCGTGGTACTCGCTTGTTCCCGGGGAAAGAAGAATTACTTCTATTGGACTTTTTATGGCATACAGAACGACATGAATTGTGTCATCCCGCACATTTAATTGCTAGTAGTGACGAAGTGGCCAAGAAAATGACAGAGAACATCGAAGAGGCAGGTGAACAAGGTTTTGCGGTTGATATCGAAGAAGCTGAGTCACAAGCGGAAAAGGATGTCATTGCAGAACGCGAAGAAGCTCTAGCTAAACAATTGGAAGAAATGCGTAAGAGAAAACGTAAACTAGTAGATCCATTGCAATTCGAAATGTCGATTCAAGCTGAAGATTTAACAAATTATGTTCCGACGTTTGGCTGGGAAATGAGTCCGCCAAGTGACAAGCAAGTTAGTGCTCTCGAAAAATTGGGAATCATGCCAGATATGATTGATAACGCAGGAAAAGCTAGTCTGATGCTTGATCGTTTGAATAAACGTAAAGAAGCAGGACTAGCTACACCAAAACAGATTCGATTGTTAGAACAACGTGGATTTAGGTCAGTTGGTACCTGGTCATTTGATAGTGCTAGTAAAATGATTAATCGTATTGCTGCTAATGGATGGAGATTGCCAAGTGGATTGAATCCATTGACGTACGAAGGAGCGTAATAAGATGTATAAAATTTATAAATCGCATCATCAATCTGTAGTATCTGACGAGACTTTGAAGATTTACTGTATCGTATCGAACGAAGAAGCCGACGTATTAATAAAAGGCGTTCAACATATGCTAGTTTTCAGAGAAACATTGTACACGACTTTAGATAGGTTGAATGAATATGGATATAAAAAGGAAAATTTCATAAGAAAAAAGGTGGCGGAGTAATGACCAAAAAGAAATCGAAGGTTAAAAAGAAAAAACGCCGTAAGGAAGCAAAAGCAATCGCTAACGGTACCAGTAATATTAAAGGAAACAGAAGGACGATAAAAGCAATTAAGAAGGTTTTTTCTACGTTTGCTGACGAGAAACAGGAGGGTGAAGATGGAAAACAAACGGACAAGCTTAGAAAAAATTAGTGATGGAATAGGACTTGTATTTCAGGGGATAGTTGAGATCTTCTCAGATATTGTATCTGTGGTATCTAAAATTTCTAAGCAAATCAATTGGGAGTTGCTAGCAAAAGTTTCAAATGATCCAGAAATTAAAAAATATTACACAATATATCATAGAACCAAAAAATCCAGAATTAAGAAAAAACAGATGAAAAAAATAAAAGCATTATTATATGGAGGATGAGTGATGAAAGCAATTCTAAAAGATACGACTAACGCGCAAATGCTGTCACAAATTGGTAAGAAGTATACGTTCTTCGAAAGTCCAAAAGAAGGCCAACGATTTATGGCATATGGAGATGAAGTAGATACAAAGCCAATAAATTCGTCAGTCGTTACTCGAGTGGCAAATGTAGGCAATCTGTGGCGCATAGAAACAACGTATAGCATATACATGTTTGAATTACTTGGATAGGAGATTATAGGATGGAAAATTTAGTTAAAGCAGTTGAAGAATGGGCAATTGATAAAAAATTAGATCAATCAAACCCAGAGAGCCAATTTTTGAAAGTGGCGGAAGAGTTGGGCGAAATCGGAGCGGCAATGTCACGCATGAAAAAAGATCCAGAAAAAATTAATGATTTGGAGGATGCAATTGGCGATACGACAGTAACACTAATCATTTTAGCCATGCAACACGATTTAGATTTTAAAGATTGCTTGCAGGTAGCATATGACGTTATTAAAAATCGCACAGGTAAAACTATCGACGGTACATTCATCAAGTCTGAGGATTTATGATGGGCGTCGGCGAAGGAGTAGCAATAGCAATTATTGCATCAATACTGATCGTTACAATCACGCAGCTAACATTGTGGATTCTCGATAAAAAGAGGTGGAAGAAGTAGTGGAAAATAGATTAGATTTACTCTCTTTACTTGAATACGTGGATCCTTCCTACTTATCCTATCAAGAATGGACGAATGTAGGAATGGCGTTGAAACATGAAGGTTATACTGCCCTAGATTGGGACCAATGGAGTCAACGTGATTCCGGTAGATATCATTCTGGGGAATGTTTTAAGAAATGGGATACCTTCAAGGGAACAGGCCAACCAGTAACAGGCGCAACAATTACACAACTTGCGAAGGACAATGGATGGACGTCACCATTCAAAGAAGAAGGCGGTCATGAATTAGATTGGAATGACACATTACAACGTGATGATTTAGTTATCATTGACCGCAATTGGATCGAAGGAAAAGAGATACATGAACCAGTCAAATGGGAACCAGCGAAACAAATCATCCAGTACTTGGAAACTTTATTCGAGCCATCCGAAACAGTCGCTTACAACGTGCAAGCATGGCAGGATGAGGATGGAAAATGGAAACCAGGAAGTAAAGGAGCATATGATCGCACGGCTGGTCAATTAATCGAAGCATTGACACATTGTGGAGATGATATTGGTTCTGTCCTTGGTGATTATAATCCGGAAGCTGGTGCATGGATTCGGTTTAATCCCATGGATGGAAAAGGTGTAAAAAATGACAATGTAACAGAATTTAGATACGCATTAGTAGAATCGGACAACATGGGCTTAGAAAAGCAAAATGCCATCATGCGCGAACTCGAATTGCCAATAGCTGCCTTACTCTATAGCGGGGGCAAATCGATTCATGCAATTGTGAGAGTAGATGCTGATAACTATCCGGAATATCGGAAGCGGGTTGATTATCTTTATGATGTCTGTAAGAAAAATGGACTGACAAATGATACTCAAAACAGGAACCCTTCAAGATTAAGCCGGATGCCCGGTGTCCTTCGCGGCGAAAACAAACAATTTATTATCGATACCAATATCGGTAAATCCTCTTGGGATGAATGGAAAGAATGGATTGAAAGTGTCAATGATGATTTACCAGATCCCGAAAGCTTGTCAGATTTATTTGATAAACCAATCGAATTAGCACCTGAATTAATCAAGGGAATGTTGCGCCAAGGACATAAGATGTTGATAGCTGGTCCATCAAAAGCAGGTAAATCTTTTTCTCTTATTCAGTTAGCTATAGCGATTGCGGAAGGTCGTCAATGGTTCGGATTTAATTGCGAACAAGGGAAAGTGTTGTATGTCAATTTAGAGCTGGACGAACGTTCTGCAAAAGTTCGATTTGTAGATATTTACCAAAGATTAGGACAAGGCCATAACAATGTATCAAATATTGATATCTGGAATCTACGTGGCAAGACAAGTCCAATGGACAAATTGGCACCTAAATTGATCAGACGTGCCCAGAAGTCTAATTATATGGCTGTGATCATTGACCCGATTTACAAGGTGTTAACAGGAGACGAAAACAGTGCACATGAGATGGCCAAGTTTACCAATCAATTTGACAAAATAGCCACAGAATTAAATTGTGCAGTGATCTATTGTCATCACCATTCAAAAGGGGCACAAGGTGGGAAAAATTCAATTGACCGTTCCAGTGGGTCGGGAGTATTTGCGCGAGATCCAGATGCAATACTAGATTTAATTGAATTGCCAGTCAGCGAAGAGAGATATGCAACATTGGAGAATGAAGCAATTTGTTCTACATATTTACAAGCAATTAGAAAAAACAATCCGAGCTACACAGAAATCGGATTAGATGACCAATCCAGTGTGAAGCAAATGAAATATCATTTAATGTGTGCGATAAAGTCTCAAGACATTTTGAAACAAATCGAAGAAGAGAAACAAGCGGCTATCAGAGCAGCCAGACAAGCTACCGCCTGGAGAATTGATGGAACGCTCCGTGAGTTTCCAAAGTTTGATCCAATCAACGCATGGTTTAGATATCCAATTCATGTATTGGATGATTCGCTAAAGGATATTACTTTGGAAGAATCAGCCCAAGATAAATGGAAAAAGGGCACAAAAAAAGCAAATACTAATAGTAAAGAAAAGAGCAATCAAGAATTAGAAACAGCTTTTAGTGCATTATCAGAAGATGGTGGTCCTCTAAACGTCGAGGAATTAGCCGAGTATTTTAGTATCGAAAAACAATCTGTTTATCGCAAGGTAAAAAAACACGGTGGGTTCAAAATTGAGGGTGGATATATCAAGAAAAATAAAGCGGAAGAAACCTAATTAACATTAACAACCTATTAACACTGTTATAGATTGTTAAAAACAAACTATCCGTTAACATCCTATAACGTGTTAATAGGTTGTTAAGTGGTTAAAACGTTGTTGTACCGCTGTCTGCTAACCCCTTAACACTCTCCCTTTCAGGGATAGAGTGTTTAAGGTAGGTTAACGCCAGACAAAATGGATTGTTAAAGAAGTGAAATTGAATGGCTATACAAAAATAAAATAACAAAATGAGGTGTATTATTTGATTGAATTTTTTATGAACATCATTCCACCAGAAACAACGCACCAACAAAAACAGGTGTCTGTGGTGAATGGCAAACCACATTTTTATGAACCTGCTGATCTAAAAAAAGCACGATCAAAATTGATGGCGCATCTTGGAAAACATATTCCTGATGAAAAAATGGTTGGTCCAGTTCAGATGATTGTGAAATGGTGTTTTCCAATCATTAATGGACATAAAAATGGAGAGTATAAAATTTCTAAGCCGGATCTGGATAATAGTCAGAAATTACTACAGGATTGCATGACTGATTTGGGATTCTGGAAAGATGATTGTTACGTAGCTAGTTTAGTGGCGGAAAAGTTTTGGGCAGAAGTTCCTGGTATCTATATTTGTATTAAGGAGTTGTAGCTATGGATTGGGGAGCAGTATTTAGCGATATTCAAAAGTGGATGATTGAGTCCAACGAAGTATCCAAAAGATTTCCTATCAGCAGCGATCAGTATTGGGAATGGGTAGTTCAGTCAACAGGGACGATTGGAAATAAGTACAACAATCATCCTCTTGTGTCGAAATTTTTAATAGCTTTGATTTCTTTTCAGGAAGAGAATTATAAAGCTGTTACCGAAAAAAATAATTAAGAGGGTGATTGCAATTTATGAATGGGTAAATACTTTAATAACAATTGATAATGAATTGTATCAGCTGAATTTCAATCTTAAAGTAAGCAAGCGTGAATTGCAGCGCTGGACTAATGGTGATTTAGAGAAGCATCAAACATTCTTAATTTCTTTAGAGCGGCAAGGTAAGTTGAAGGGTGTGATCAGTGAATTGGAAAAACGTATTGAGCAGTTGCAAAAAGAACGCCAAGAAATAATTGATACAATCGATAAATTTCAAGGACTAGAAAATAAAATTCTAAAGATGAAGTATGTGGATGGTTTGAAGTTAGAAGCTATAGCAGTACAAACAGGATATAGCTTGTCTTATATCAAAAGCAAACACGCTACTTTGATGAGAATGATTAAGTTTAGTAAAAAGGTATAGTACGTACAGTACTAAGACAGTACCGACAACTTGATTCATTCATGGTACAGTAATAGAGTAAAATATTGTCACTAACAAAAACCTCCTTTCTTTTTTGTCGATTAAATACTCACCTACTTAGTCTTTCTTTCCAAGTGGCAATATAAACCATTGAAACAAGTTTAGGCTTGTACATCATGTTTCGAGTGCATGACAATGGATTTAATTATTGACGATGCCAGGCACCGTCTCTTTTTTTACTACCTACCCACCGAGAAAGGACCCTGCACTATGAAACAACTAAGAGCAGACAAACAAGGACCCCACCGTGTAGCGTTCGAGAAGAATAAGAAGATCATACTCATGACTCAGAACGTCTGTGCTATCTGTGGAAAGCCAGTTGATAAAAGTATTAAGGCGCCGAACCCAATGAGCCCAGTGATAGATCATATCATTCCAGTTAGCAAAGGTGGCCATCCTTCGGCAATGGAGAACTTGCAACTAGCGCATTGGACATGCAACAGGCAGAAGTCTGACAAGATGTTCAACGCCAAGCAAGCGGACCCGAAAACAATCGGAAACAGGAATCTTCCACAAAGCATTAATTGGGCTTCTTACACAGGTTAATAATGTGGACGATGATTTATATTAAATTGTATTTTGTACAGCGTCAGCGTGAAATTAGAGGGGGCATACCTCCCTCCCCTCGGCTTCGGCCGTCTTTCATGCTGTCACTGTACATTTTTTCTCGCGCGAATGCGCAATGCTAACAAAAAAGGAGTTGATTATATGGAACTACAGGGGATGGAATACCTTCGCAACAAGCTTTCAACGCATAAACTACGTGTAGACATGCGATACACACAATACGCCATGAAATACAATGACAAGATGATTGGTATAACGATACCTGGAGAAATTCGGTCAAGATATCGTGCGGTTTTGGGTTGGTGTGCAAAGGGTGTTGATTCACTTGCGGATCGTTTGGTATTCCGCGAATTCGAAAATGATGATTTTGAAGTAAACGAGATTTTCCAAGCAAACAATCCAGATGTATTTTTCGATAGCACAGTGCTTTCAGCTTTGATTGCATCTTGCGCTTTTGTTTATGTCTCGAAAGGCGAAAACGACCAAGTGCGTTTGCAAGTCATCGAAGCAAGCAACGCAACAGGCATTATTGATCCTATCACGGGATTGTTGACAGAAGGTTATGCAGTTCTTGAACGAGACGAATACGATAATCCTGCTATTGAAGCTTATTTTGGGCCAGGTTACACCGACTACTACTTCAAAAATACGAATCAAGAAGATATTCGTATTACACATAACTTCGAACATCCATTGCTTGTGCCTATCATTCATCGGCCTGATGCTGTTAGACCTTTTGGACGCTCACGCATTACACGAGCAGGCATGTACTATCAACGCTATGCAAAACGTACGCTTGAACGTGCGGATGTCACAGCAGAATTCTATTCATTCCCACAAAAATATGTTGTTGGTACTGATCCTGATTCTGAGCCATTGGATAGTTGGAAGGCAACAGTATCAGCGATGCTTGAATTTACAAAAGGCGAAAGTGGAGAGAAACCCACGCTTGGTCAATTTACAACATCAAACATGACACCATTCACGGAACAATTGAAAACAGCAGCTGCAGGTTTTGCAGGAGAAACAGGTCTGACAATGGATGATTTAGGCTTTGTGTCTGACAATCCATCCAGCGTTGAGGCTATCAAAGCAAGCCATGAAAATCTGCGGTTAGCAGGTCGTAAAGCGCAACGATCGCTAGGTTCGGGGTTGCTAAACGTTGCTTATATTGCAGCTTGTTTGCGTGATGATTACCATTATTTCCGTTATCAATTCAACAAAACAACGCCTAAATGGGAACCGTTGTTTGAAGCAGATGCAAGTGCATTGTCATTGATTGGTGATGGTGCCATCAAGCTGAACCAAGCGATACCTGATTACGTTACATCAGCCGTGTTACGTGATTTAACGGGTATAAAGGGCGGTGATGAAAATGGATAATGACATTGTACCAGCGCTACTTGAGACGATTGAGCAAGAGTTTGACAAACGTAGATACAACAGCAAAAAGTTACGCGACTCTTTGAATTTATTACGAGATAAGCAAGCGACTTATCTGGATGTAAACGACTTTGCAATCGAATTAGGTGAGATACTTGCTGATATATTAGGAAATACTGTCACGAGCGCCGCATTGCCTGATGGGAAAATGTATTACAATATTGCAGAGCGCGTGTTGAATCAAACGTTAAAAAAGAATTATCAATTGATTTCCAATTTTGCAGTAGATGTACAAACGCAATTAAATAAAGCGGCAAATATCAGCATCAAGGGGCAGTTTCCGGTTTTGAATCAAAGCCGAATAGATGGCATTGTTGAACGCGTATCGACAGAAGAGAACTTTGAAGAAATTAAGTGGATTTTAGATGATCCAATAGTTAATTTTAGTCAGTCAATTGTCGATGATGCTATCAAGACCAATGCGGAGTTTCATTTGCAATCGGGGTTAAGTCCTAAGATTACAAGGTCTCTTAGAGGGGATGCGTGCGAGTGGTGTCGACAATTAGCTGGTACGTATAACTATCGAGAAGCTCCCGAAGATATATATAGACGACATGAAAGATGCAGATGTACTGTTGACTATAATCCAGGCGGTGCACGCAAGCAAAACGTTTGGTCAAAGCAGTGGTCAGATATTGAGAAACAAGAAAAAATTGAAGGTAGAAAATTACTGAATTTAAGAAGGAGTGATCAGTAGTGAAGACAGTACCTTTAAGCTTAGTTTTTTTGTTGTTGCGCGATATAGCTTACAAAATGCAAACGATAGATGTTGACGAACTAGACGCTGACTTTGAGCAACACTTGCAAAGAGAACGTGACAAGCCACCAGAGACGCACGAAGCAGATAAGAAGTCAGCTAGTGACGGAAAGGACGCGTGATCTAACATCTCGTAACTATGCGTTAAATAGAAACTAATCGACACGATGGTCAATTAAAAAGGAGGCTACCACCATGCACCATTACATCACGAAATATACAAATGAGGAAAACGAACGCAAAGCTGTTTCGTGGATTCAGATTAATTTGTTTCATTGGAATTTTTGTCTTTTAAAACGAGAAATTAATTTGCATGATGCGTAACAATGTATAAACCTAAATATTTAGAAAAGAGTAACATCTATCAACTATGCGTTAAATAGTTAAAAATATAGGAGGAGAGCTTATGAAATTCTTGAAAAACTTTATTTGGGGGACTTTTAACAAACGGAATAAAGGTATCCCAGTTATGAAATGGTGGAAAGTCGGATTTTATTATGCTTGTGCCAGGTATGTAAACAACTAGCCACGTGCATTGTTAATACTTTGCCTTTTTTATAAAAATATGTAAATACTTGGAAGGAGAAATCATGGATACAAATAAATTTTTAAAACGTTGTGTGGCAGAAGTAAGGAAATATGCAGAACAACATGTCGATTTGTCAGACAGCAATATTTATTTTGATGTATATGTCGTTTGGTCATGCAAGACTTTGCAAAACAATAAAGCCTTACTAAGTACAACTCTATTTGACGGTATGTATTACGAAATTACTTACAATGGCGACAAACAAGAATTTTATTTTGACGCATATAAGAAATTTGAAAATAAATGTATCAAGGCTTAGCCAATCGCTAGGCTTTTTAATTTGCCCTGAACACGGCTATAAAAGGTTTGATTGAGGTGAAAGGGGATAGTTTATGACTACTAAAGTAAGACTTGGTAATCAGCATCCTACTCAATCGGTAATTCTTTCCTACGAATTTAGTCTGTATCAACAAGCGATTGATTACTACGAACGTACGAAACAAAAGTGCTACGAATGGCAGAAAAACATACTTGAACCAATGATGGCCACCGATGACGAAGGTTTGTGGGTACATCAAAAGTTTGGCTACTCTATTCCGCGCCGTAACGGTAAAACGGAAATTGTGTACATTTTTGAGCTTTGGGCGCTCGAACAAGGTTTGAGTATTTTGCACACGGCTCATCGAATTAGCACGTCGCATTCATCTTATGAAAAACTAAAAAAGTACCTTGAAGAATCAGGGTACGTTGAAGGTGAAGACTTTAATTCAATCAAAGCAAAAGGCCAAGAGCGTTTAGAACTTTATGCTACTGGTGGAGTAATTCAATTTCGTACTAGAACATCGAGCGGTGGGCTAGGTGAAGGCTTTGATGTGTTGATCATTGACGAAGCACAAGAGTATACGACGGAGCAAGAATCAGCGTTGAAGTACACGGTAACTGATAGCAAAAACCCAATAACAATCATGTGTGGAACACCACCAACGCCCGTTTCAAGCGGTACAGTATTTACTAATTATCGCGAAACGGTATTGTTTGGGCAGTCGAAGTATTCAGGATGGGCTGAATGGTCTGTTGACGAAATGACAGACATCCACGATATTGAAGCCTGGTATCATTCTAATCCGTCAATGGGTTATCACTTGAATGAGCGAAAAATCGAGGCTGAACTTGGTGAAGATAAACTTGACCACAATGTTCAACGTTTAGGCTATTGGCCGAAATACAATCAAAAGTCTGCAATATCCGAGCAAGATTGGAAAAATCTAAAAGTCAATGCGTTACCAGTTTTAAAAGGACCATTGCACGTTGGCATCAAGTACGGCAATGACGGAACCAATGTTGCAATGAGCATTGCAGTCAAAACATTGTCCGGTAAAATATTTGTTGAAACAATTGATTGTCAGTCTGTTAGAAATGGAAATCAGTGGATCATTAATTTTTTAAAGACAGCCAACATTGCAGCGGTTGCGATAGATGGTGCGAGCGGGCAAAGTTTATTGGCGCAAGAGATGAAAGATTTTAAGTTAAAGGAACCAATATTGCCAACAGTAAAGGAAATTATCAACGCTAACTCGTTGTGGGAGCAAAGTATTTACCAAAAAACACTTTGCCACAAAGACCAACCATCGTTGTCAACGGTTGTTACTAACTGTGACAAACGAAACATCGGTACGAGTGGCGGGTTCGGGTATAAATCGCAATTTGACGATATGGACATAAGTTTGATGGACAGTGCGTTATTAGCGCATTGGGCGTGCAGCAATAGCAAGCCAAAGAAAAAACAACAAATACGGTATTAGACGACTATTTATTGATAGTCGTTTTTTTAATACAACAAATTACCGAACTGCCGGGCAAGCAGGAGAAAGGACGATTTACATGTCATTTAAAATTATCGAAACACAAGAGGAACTGGACCGTATTATCCAGGATCGATTGACTCGTGAAAGAGAAAAGTATACTGACTACGAAGCAATCAAAACAAAGAATGCTGACTTAGAAAAACAAGTAAGTGCATTGCAAACAACCATCGAAGAATCAAACACGACTGCAAAGACTCATGAGCAAACAGTAGCCGATCTTAATAAAAAAATCGCTGGGTATGAAACAGCAAACTTGCGAACAAGAATTGCATTACAAAATGGATTGCCTATTGATTTGGCGGATCGTTTGGTTGGAGATGATGAAGAAAGTATCAAAGCAGACGCTGAACGTCTATCTGGTTTTGTCAGCAAAAAGCAACAAACGCCACCACCTTTGAAAACAACTGAAAATAAAAACGGAAATGACAAGGATTCAAGCTGGTTGCAAGCAGTGAGAGACTTGTCGGGAAAAGGAGAGTAATCACATGACACAAAAAGCAGGAACTTTATTTAATCCAGAATTAGTAACAGAATTAATGACCAAAGTTAAAGGGTACTCGGTTTTAGGGAAACTTTCTTCTCAAACACCAATCCCTTTCAATGGAACAGAGCAATTTATTTTTAACTTAGAAGGCAATGCACAAATCGTTGGCGAAGGTGAACAAAAGCTGGGTAGCGAATCTACACTAACATCAAAAGTTATTAAGCCTTTAAAATTTGTCTATCAAGCACGTATTACTGATGAGTTTAAATACGCGACAGAAGAAAAACAATTGAATTATCTGAAAGCTTACGCCGATGGATTTGCCAAAAAAATTGCAGTCGGGTTTGACCTTGCAGCGATTCATGGGTTAGAACCTCGTTCAATGACAGACGCTACATTCCGTGCTACAAATTCGTTTGATGGGGTAGTTACAGGAAATGTAGTTACATTTGATGCGACAAAAATTGACGAAAATATTGATACAGCAGTTCAATTGGTTGTAGCAACCGGAGGAGATGTTACCGGTCTTGCCTTATCGCCACTTGCTGGACAATCGTTGGCAAAATTAAAAGTCAATGGCGTTGTGCAATACCCAGAATTTCGTTTTGGTCAAAATCCTGATTCTTTCTACGGCATGAAGTCGGACATTAATAAAAATTTAGTGACAGTTGGCGGAACTGCTGAAATGGATCACGTTATTGCCGGAGATTTCCAAAATATGTTCAAATGGGGATACGCAGAGAATATTCCAATGGAAATCATTGAATATGGTGATCCAGATGGAACAGGTCGTGACTTGAAAGCATACAACGAAATTTGTCTACGTACAGAAGCTTTCATTGGATGGGGCATTCTTGATGCGGATTCGTTTGCGCGCGTCAAAGAAGTTACTCAAGGGTAATAGTCATGACTAGATATTTTCATAAAAAGACGGGGGCTGTAATCGATACGGATTGCAGCCCTTTAGGTGATTGGATTGCAGAAGGGGAAGTAGTTCAACAAAAAGATAGTATCAAAGAACCCGAAACAGAAGAAAAAATTGTTGAACCAACAAAAGAAGAAAATACAGCTGATTTTGACGGAGTCACTCGTTCACAAATTATGCAAGAGTTGGATGCGTTCGGAATTGAGTACGATAAACGTGCCAATAAACAAACGTTATACGATTTGATGATGTCACAAGGGAAGTGATTATATGACAGCATTCGCAACAGTTAGCGAACTGGAAGAACTATGGCGCGCCTTGAAACAAGATGAAACTGGTCGGGCGGAACAATTGCTTGAAGTTGTATCTGATTCATTGCGAATGGAAGCAGATAAAGTGGGAAAAGACCTAGACAATATGATTGCAACAAAACCTGCCTTTTTTGCCAATGTCGTGAAGTCTGTGACTGTTGACATTGTTGCAAGAACGCTAATGACATCGACAGATTCCGAGCCAATGACTCAAACCACAGAAAGCGCGTTAGGCTATTCGTGGTCAGGCTCTTATTTAGTTCCTGGTGGCGGATTGTTTATCAAGAATAGTGAATTAAGTCGTTTAGGGCTACGTAGGCAACGGATGGGAGTGATTGAACCTTATGAGTAAAATTAAAGGGATGACAATCATTTTAGTGGATAAGGTAAAAACAGGAACAGATCCATTTAACAACCCCGTTTACGAAAATCAGGAAATTGAAGTGAATAATGTGCTTGTTGCGCCAACGTCAACGGATGATATCGTCAATCAATTGAGTATCAATGGGAAAAAAGCGGTATACACGCTTGCAATTCCGAAAGGCGACACGAATGATTGGGAAGATAAAGAAGTGCATTTTTTTGGTCAGAAATGGCGTACATTTGGCACTCCTATCGAAGGTATTGAAGAATTAATACCTCTTGAATGGAACAAGAAAGTGATGGTGGAACGATATGGCTAAAACGAAATTCACGTTGAATAGATCTGGCGTTGCATCATTGATGAAATCAGCTGCAATGCAAGAGATATTAAAGGAAAAAGCAACATCAATCCGCAGTAGGTGCGGAGATGGTTACACACAAGATGTTTTTGTAGGTAAAAACAGAGCTAATGCTACTGTTAGCGCAGAAACATACGAAGCAAAGCGGGATAATTCAAAGAACAATACCCTCTTGAAGGCGGTGCGATAAATGATTGAGCTGGTGATACTAAATTACCTGACTGAACATCTATCTGTACCGTCTTTTTTAGAACATCAAAAGAACGAACCAAACAGATTTGTCATTTTCGAAAAGACAAGTAGTGCGAAAAGCAATCAATTGCCATCTTCGACATTTGCTTTTCAAAGCTATGCTCAATCAATGTACGAAGCTGCCAAACTAAATGAAGAAGTAAAAATAGTCGTTGAGAACATGCTTGATCTTGATGAAATCAGCGGGATCCATCTGAACAGTGACTACAATTTTACAGATACAGAAACAAAGCGATATCGCTATCAAGCGGTATTTGACATTAATCATTACTAGGAGGTAACACGCATGACACAAGATGCAAAAAACGTATCAACGGCGAAACCGAAAGTCGGCGGGGCAATTTATTCGGCTCCACTGGGAACAGAATTACCTAAAGATGCGGTAACAGCTTTAGCTGCTACATTTAAGAGTTTGGGATATATTTCAGAGGACGGTATGACAAACTCGAACTCTCCATCATCTGACAATATCAAAGCATGGGGTGGCGATACAGTCGCTAATGTCCAAACGGAAAAAGAGGATACATTTTCATCGACGTTGATTGAAGCAACAAACGTCGATGTACTGAAAGAGGTTTATGGTGACTCGAATGTTTCTGGCGATTTAGCTACAGGAATTACTATCAAAGCAAACTCTACCGAATTGCAAGAACATGTGATCGTTGTGGATATGGTGCTGAAGGGTGGAATTCTAAAACGGGTGGTACTGCCAAGCGCAAAAGTATCAGAAATTGGTGATATTACGTATGGTGATTCCGATGCAATTGGCTACGAGACAACGTGGACGGCAATTCAGGACACGGACGGAAATACGCATTACGAATACATCCAAAAACCAAGCGGGAGCGGTGAATAATTATGCTAGAAGGTAAAACAACGAGCGGTTTTGAGTTTAAAATAAGTGAGAATATCATTGATGACTATGAATTAGTTGAAGCATTAGGAGATCTCGATGATGATCCGTTGATGGTCCCAAAAGTAGTAACAATGCTTTTGGGCAAAGAACAAACCGCGGCTTTGAAAGAGCACGCTCGTGTGGATGGTAGAGTATCCACGCAAAAAATGATGGACGAAATCAAAGATATCTTTGAAAATGTTAGTACAATAAAAAACTCATAGCCCTCTCCAAAATGATAAAGCTTGATGAAGATGCTCTTATGTGCGACCTAGCAGAAACGTACCATATTTATGATTACAGACAGTTACCAGCAGCAAAGGTAGCTGTCTTTTCTTTGGGTTTACGAGATAATTCACGCATTAAAAAATTGCTTATGAAACAACCGATTGATCTCGATAGATTGTTGCTTGCAAGCATTAGTGACAAGTTGAGTTACCTCTTATGGTCAAAAACAAAAGATGGTTTGAATGGTCGTAATAGGCCTAAATCAATCTTGGAAACACTAATCGAACCCAAAAAGAAAAATAATCAATTGGTATTTAATTCTGGCGAGGAATTTGAACAAATGAGAGCGCGCATTTTGGCAGGAGGTGAACAAGATTAATGGCAACAGAAATAGGACAAGCATATGTGCAAATTATGCCATCTGCTAAAGGAATTAAAGGATCTATTCAAGATCAACTATCAGGAGAAGCTACTGCAGCAGGAGATAGCGCAGGAAGTTTATTGGGCGGTAGCCTTGTAGCAAAACTAGCCGGAATCATTGCTGCTGCAAAAATTGGCGAATTGATTACAAAAGGCATTTCTGCATCGATATCCGAAGGCGCAGACTTGCAACAATCGCTTGGTGGTATCGAAACATTGTTTAAAGGTAGTGCAGACAAAGTAAAAAAATACGCGAATGAAGCTTATAAAACGTCTGGATTATCGGCAAATGACTACATGGAAAATGTTACTAGCTTTAGTGCTAGCTTGTTGCAATCACTTGGTGGAGATACTTCAAAAGCAGCTGATGTTGCAAACACGGCTATGGTGGATATGTCCGACAACGCAAATAAAATGGGTACCAATATTGGCGATATCCAAAATGCATACCAGGGTTTTGCGAAGCAGAACTACACCATGTTGGACAATCTTAAGCTAGGTTATGGAGGCACAAAAGAAGAGATGCAACGCTTGCTAGATGATGCAAGTAAGCTGTCGGGCGTAAAGTATGACATGAGTAATCTAAATGATGTGTACAGTGCTATCCATGTCGTGCAACAAGAATTAGATATAACCGGAACAACAGCCAAAGAAGCGGCTAGCACATTTAGTGGATCGTTTGCATCGATGAAATCATCCTGGTCTAATGTTTTGGGTGGTTTGTCACTTGGCCAAGATATTAAACCAGCGCTCAATGCATTGGCGGAAACAACGTCAACATTTTTATTTGGAAACTTGATTCCGATGGTGACCAATGTAATTAAAGGGCTACCAGGAGCCATTACAACGTTTTTCCAAGCGGCAGCACCTCAATTTTTAAGCGCAGGCACTGCTCTGATGAATAGTTTGGGTATCGGAATTAGCGGTGGTGCATCTGGTATTTTGAGTAAAATTCAAACAGTGATATCGCCTATTATCCAAGGATTTCAAACGGCATTCAGCCAGATACCAGCGCTATTTCAAACGATTGTATCAGCAGTCTCACCATTCATTGAAACAATAATCAATGGATTTTCTCGTCTTGATTTTAGTGGTATACAAGCATTGATCAGTAATATTTTGCCAGCACTACAAGCAGGTATAACTACGATGGCCGGAATTGTTAAACCTGCTTTCGATGGTGTGGTTGAATCAATAGTCGGCATGTGGAATGCAGCTCAACCGTTACTGACAACACTAGCTGGTGCGTTGATGCCAGCGTTTCAAGTGCTAGGTTCATTTCTCGGTGGTGTGCTCAAAGGTATTTTGATGGGTGTATCGGCCGCCTTTGATGCAATCAAAATTATTATCCAGATACTGACACCAGTTGTTGACTTTTTAGTTGGTGTATTTCAAAAAATCGCACCAGTCTTGCAAACGGTGGCGCAATGGGTTGGTACGGCAATTGGTTTGTTTGCGAATATGGGCAGTGCAGGAAGTGGATTAAGCGGCATCATGAGTAGTGCATGGAGCAACATTAAATCCGCAATTTCAACTGCTGGCTCAGCGATTGGCGGAGTAATATCAGCAATACGTGGGTTATTCTCATCATTAGGTAGTGCGGGTTCCGTACTAGGTTCTTTATTAAGTGGCGTGTGGAGAGGGATTGTATCTGTTATTTCTGGCGCGGTAGGAAGTATTGCAGGTTTTATCGGGCAAATAAAGGCAACATTTAGTGGATTAGGCAATATTAATTTAAGCGCTGCTGGGTCAGCAATAATGGAAGGATTCTTGAGCGGCTTGCAAGCTGTTTGGGGGAAAGTTAAGTCGTTCGTTGGCGGTATCGCCGATTGGATTAAAGAGCACAAAGGACCAATCGAATATGATAGAAATCTCTTGGTTCCAGCAGGTACTGCAATCATGACTGGACTGGATGAAAGTTTACAGGAACGCTTTAAAGGTGTGAAATCAACAGTATCTGGCATTGCTGATCAATTAACATCCGAATTTTCAAACGGCACAACACTAGCCGTCGATGAACTTTCTCAAAAAAGCACGTACAGCATTGATGATCTATCAGATAGTTCATCAAGTACCGATAATTCCATGAATACGATTATCCAAATACTGCTGGAAATCTTAGCAAAAGACCCAGATATTATATTAGATGGTGATTCCGTCGTAGAAAAAATAGCTTCTAAGATGTCCGATAAGCTGAACGAATTGAGTGATAAAGCAGCAGGGAAAAAAGGTTTTAGGAGAGGTATGGCATGAAAGAAATATTAACTTTTGACGATACGTATACCTTAGAAGATTTTGGTATGAGAAATATAAAAGGGACGTCTCAACCGCTTTTAGGCCAAATCTCTACTAGAACAGAAAAAGTCTATGGCCGAAAAGGAATTTTAGATTTTGGCAATGAAGTAGGAGAAATAACCGAAACATTTCCTGTGTTAGTCCTAGCGAAAGACCCAGTTGAGAGATCTTACAGAATGAGAGCTTTTAAAGAGTTTATAACGGATGCGTACGGCTATCCAAGAAACATAAAAGTTCATAAAAGCACGGAACCTGATGTGTATTTTTACGGGAAATTGAGTAGTGTACCCATTCCAGAATTTTATTCAAACGCTGCAACCTTCGAACTCGAAATTGTGAATATGGACGGCGTAAAATATGCTATTTCAGAGGCGAACGATATCTTGTGGGGGAGTGAGACAGTTGATTTTCAGTCTGGAATACATCTTGGCCACACGGGTAGCGGTGCAAATGAATTACAAATAACAGGAAATACGACAGTCACGCCGACAATTGTTGGAATGGCTGTTTTTCCTTATCTGGTATTGAATGGATCCGGTACAAATGTGGTCATTGAATCTAATGGTAAAAAAATTCAAGTTGGTACCTTCAGCGGTAAATTGGAGATAGATTGTGCGAACTATATTGCTTACCTAGACGGTGCAGAAAAATCCATGCGTATGGATCGTTTTCAGCTTGTCAAAGGGCAAACAATCAAAATATCAGGTTCTGCATTGAATTTTACCTTTACAAATAATTATCGTGATGAATTGTAGGTGAGAACATTGAGTAGATTGGAAGTCTATGATTTAGAACACAATTATGTTACAACGCTAGTCAATGCATATGGCGTTGGTTATAGCAAAGAAGAAAACCAGATTTGGGATGCGTCATTTATACTAGCCTATGACGATCCACAATTGAAATATTGCAAGCCATTGAGATTTATCAAAATCTATGATGATAGTGATGAATATATCGGAGAGTTTCGAGTTTGGCCATCCGAAAAGAAAAAATCATTGTCAACAAGGCAAGTGAAAATTGAACTGCTTGATTGCCTGCATACCTTAACGGACTCTGTATTGTTTGGGTACTATCAACTCAATAATTACAAAACAGATTATGTGTTTAATTGGCTGTTAAATCAACAAAAAAATAAACGGTGGTTACCTGGTCAAGTTGATTTTCAACGCGGCTTTTCGTACGCTTGGGAAAATGAAAATGGCCTTGTAGATGCACTGTTTTCCATTCCTAAACCCTTTAATGAAGATTGGGTCATTGAACGTGATACAACTGTTTATCCGTGGAAATTGAGTCTAGTTAAGCCGCAAACAGAAGTTACAGCAAGAATCATCGAAGGATACAATTTGAAAGAATTTACAGTCAAAGAAAGTCCTCAAAAATTAGTCAATCGTGTGTATGCACTAGGTGACGGTGAAGGCGTGAATCAACTTACTTTTAAGACCATTAACAATGGCAAAGCATATGTTGAGGATACGGCATCACAATCGGAATATGGCGTGATTGAGTACATTTGGACGGATAGACGATTTAATGACAAGGTAAGTCAAAAGGCGAGTGCTGAAGGTATGCTGCGTCAGTGGAAAGAAATGCAATATACCTGGCAAATTACTGCATTGGATTTAATGAAGTTAGCCAACCGACCAGCCAATCTAGCAGCGAACAAAGGAAGAGAAATTAAAGCGAACGAATTGCGTTTGGGAAAAGTAATTGAATTGATTACGGATGACGATGAACCTGTGCAATTTCGGATATTAAAAGAATCAAAATCAGATATCGATGATGGCAAAGCAAACATCCAGCTGACACTCGGTAATGTTATTGGCAACACGGGCACCACAATAGCAGACGTTGAACGGCAGCAAGAAATCAATACAAATTATGCGAATGGTGCTACCAATATTGTGCCGTACATTTTCGATCGTGAGGCAGATTCATCCAATCCAGTTGAGTTCAAATTTTTCGTGGATGATGATGTACGAAATGTAAACACCTGCGAACTAACAGTCGATACAAGCCATTTTCGTGCAACTAGTAAAGGTAACACAAGCAGTCCTCAGCAAGTATCAAGCTCTACTTCAAGCGCTGGTGGCGCTAGTGTTCAGAGCGCAACAAGTTCTTCTGGCGGTGCAAGCGTGCAAAGTGCAACTAGCTCATCGGGCGGTGCGAGTACGCAAACGAGTAGTGCCAATGGTAGTCACAGGCATCGGATGTTTACGTTTGAGGGGGTTACAAATTACGAGTGGGGACTGGATAATACCGCAAACATATTTATGGGATTTAATCGTAATTTACCAATTTATGTTGGCGGGTCATCTCAGACAGGTGATTTATACACAGCGGAAGCAGCAGACAATCATACGCATACGGTAAGCGTGCCTGCTCACTCACACAATGTAAGCATCAATATTCCGGCACATACTCACAACGTATCGATTACCATTCCGGCACATACCCATCAAGTAAGTATAACGATACCAGGTCACACGCATGAGATTGTTTACGGTATTTTCGAGTATCAGAACTTACCAACAAAACTAAAGATTGAAGTTGATGGTAAGTTAGTGCCTGTTGAAAGCACCAGCTTCGAACGCTTTAATATTGTACCGTATTTGACAAAAGATGAAGATGGCAAAGCAACAAGAGGTCGTCACACGCTTAAAATTACACCAAACGATCTCGCGCGCATCGAAGTACAATTGATTTTACGCGTGTTCATTCAATCGCAATTAGGAGGAGAATTTTAATATGGAAGAAAATCAAGCAGGCTTTATGCAAATTTTGCTACGAAACGGTACCAATGTCCAAATTGGCGTAAGTGGATTAGCAGAATATAACCTAAAAAGAGACGTCATTTTGAAAAGCACGCAAGAATACGTCACAGTTGTTGACACATGTACCGTCCGAAAAGATGACATATCGTTAATAGAATTTTGTTTGTACGCCGAACTAAAACCGATTAAAAGATACAAAAAAGGTGGGCGGAAAAAATGAAGCAAGTATTAATTACAACGCAAGGTCTTGAAAATGGCCAATTGCAGAATAAACTTAAAACAGTTGAAGTGGATGATAGCTTTGACTTGCGATCAGATTACTTTGACTATCTGACAGGCGCGAAGTCGGGACCTAATGGTAATGCAGTGATGGGGGCGATGATTGGTAATAACACGTACGTACGATTTGCCGATGTGATTGATATAGAGGTAGTTGAAGTAGAGGAAGTGGCTATCGATGGCGATTGAAAAAATTAATGCAACAGATACGCTGAATGCAGGACGGGAGAAGATTAACCAGGCGATTGATTCGCTTGTCAACGCGACAGGTAACATAATCAACGTCAGTGGCGCACCAAAAAGCACATTTTCCACATTGTCGGCATTACAAACAGCTTATCCAAATGGTACCGAGGGAGTTTTTTTGGTGCTGGAAAATGGACATTGGTACTACTATGCTAGTGCCTGGAAAGACGGTGGCCTATATCAGGCGACTGGGATTGCTGACGGGAGCGTAACTCCAGCTAAATTAAATACCGAGATGCAAAAATCTCTACCAATTGCAATTTATCCGACACCAAATTATCAAAACATAATAAATCAATTTCCTGACAATAATAACGTGACGTTTCAAATGATCGGCCCGGCAAAATCTAAAATCGTTATCAATCGCACTAAAAATGGCTATATTGGTATTGTTTTTAAACTAGGAAAATACAAAGATTTACGTAATAAGATTTTGCGCATAGCAATTAAAAATTTAACATCTAGTAACGTACTGGATGTTATATTAACAGGTCAATACGACTGGAGTAGCGTGATCGTAACCAAGCCCGTAAATGCTATTAACGGGGCATTTAACGCAGATATACCTTTTGATTTTGGCGACTCTGTACCTGACGAACGAGACATATACTTTACTATACGCTCTTTGAGCGGCACAGGAAAATTGTCAATGGACTTTGAGTCGTCATTATTATCAATCGACACAAACTATAAATATCTAAATGAGCCTATCGACAGAGTAGCGTTTGCGTACGATGCAGAAAATGCGTCAATAGCTGAGAATGCTGGATTTAACAATATGTTAAAAGATGTCTCATCAAACAAAAGTATATTTTATTTCGAAAAATCAAAAGCTAATTCAGTTCGATTTTTTAAAAATTCTATTGGTGAAAATTTAGGTACTACCGCTTTATATTGGATTGGTATTTCTTACAATAATTTAGATGATTTGGATTTTTATGTATATCTCGATACTAAAAATAATAAAGCAGATGGTATCTCATCGAAAGATTTTACAAGCTATTTGGTTGGAGGTAGAGTCGATTGGAGTCCCGCAAATAATCCAATCGGTGTGCCACTCGGCACAAAAATTAATTTAAAAAAATCTATTGTTAGTGCAGGTAAGCAAGATTACTACGCTAATCGTCAACGCTTGTATCTTTTGCTAGGCAGTTACAATCCTTCTCCTAATTATTACGATGACAAAATTTGGGATTTTGACGTAATTTTTTATGGTATTAATAATAATATTGTAATCGCTAGTGATATTGATCCTGATTTATTACCAAAACTAACAGCATTCAAAGACGAAATCGTCGCAATTGGAGACAGCTTAACTGCAATTGGTGGATGGACAGATACATTATCTAGTTTAAGTGGTTTACCTATTTTTAACGGTGGCACTGGCGGGGAGAATGTACGCACGATTGTTGCTAGAGCTGGAGCAGATGTGATGACAGTAGAAAATGTCACTATTCCGAACGATTTGACCGAAGTAAAAGTCGCGGATTATGCAGGTTTTACTACGCAATTTGGGTACAAAGCAACTCCTCTGCGTCAAGGCGGGTACGATCACATTAATCCTATATCCATAAATGGATTGAAAGGTACTCTGCGATTTACAGGTACAGCATGGAACGATACAAGTGGTGTATATATGTTTAAACGATCTATCATTGGTGATGCGTTGACCATCACACGTACTACACCAATGACAACAAATTTAGATAGGGTACACAATAATCCTTATCTGTTAATTGTTTTTATGGGGCAAAATGGAGGATTTACGGATGACAATGATTTAGTACGTATGCATCGATTAATGTTGGAGCATAGTAAATCTAAGTATCAATTGATACTAGGGATGCATACCGGTACAGCATCAAGTAGAGCAAGCTATGAGCAAGCAATGTTGACTGCTTTCGGGCGCAAGTTTTTTAGTTTACGACAATATCTCGCACATCCCGTCTATGAATCCGACGGCACAACAATTAAAACTTGTTGGGGATTACAAGATGTAGGACTAACACCAACCGCAGACGATTTAGCAAAAATAGCAGTCGGGCAAGTGCCATTACCGCTAATGGTTGATGGCACACATTATACTGATGCGACTAAAACAGCAATTGGTAACGCAATCTACAGCTATCTGGTCGGATTGTCGATTTTTTAGGAGGCACATCATGCAAAAATATCAAATTTGGCGACTAATCTTACTCGGGTTAGTCGCTTTTTGGTCGGCTGTTGGGTTTTTTATTTTTAAATTATTGGGGTGATGGTATGTGCATTTTATGGACAAGGTAATTGAGTTAAATAGCGTGCTTATGGCGCTAGGGTTTGGCAGTATAACGGTTGTCGGCAAGGGGATTTACAATCAAGTTAAAAAATCAAAAGACAAGACGGAGCAACGTTTTAAAAATCTTGAGTTTGCAAATGTAGCGTTATTGCATGACAAGATTTATCAGCAATGCTCTAATTTTATTGATTCGGGTTTTATTAGCCTAGACGATCTGGAAAATTTGGAGTATCTCTGGCGTGGCTATAAAAACTTAGGTGGAAACGGAACAGGTGAAATTTTATACAAGAAGGTAAAAGATTTGCCTAATAAAAAAATGGAGGAATAAACATGAAGCTAGATAACAAACAATACGACGTGTTAAAACTAATCGCATTAAAGATTTTACCAGCATTAGGCACGTTTGTTGGAACAGTAGGAACAGCTTTAAATTGGGAATTTACGGCAATTGCTGTCACGATTATCACGGCATTTGACACGATGCTAGGCACAATGTTGGGCGTTTCAACAGCTAATTATAATAAGGAGGAAAAATAATATGACTTTAAATGGGATTGATATTGCAAGCCACCAAGCAGGACTTAACGCTGGTACTATTCCAGCAGATTTTGTAATTGTAAAGGCAACTGGAGGAGTAGGCTATACAAATCCATATTGCGACGGATTTTATCAAGCAGCTAAAAAGGCTGGCAAGCTATTAGGTGTTTATCATTATGCACACGAGATCGGATTTCAGGGGACAGCAGAGCAAGAAGCACAATTTTTCCTAGATAACATTAAAGGCTACATTGGCGAAGCTGTCATGATTTTAGACTTTGAATCAGACAATAAGTTAGACGTTGCTTGGGCTAAACGTTGGTTAGATTATGTGTACGCTAAGACTGGCATTAAGCCAATGTTTTACACATATAGCGCTGTTTTAAATTCGGCGGATTTGAGTCCAATTGCTAAAGCGGATTATGCTTTGTGGTTGGCTAATTACGGCACGAATCAGCCACAAGGTTATAACAAGCCTAATACACCGGCTGGTCGTGGATTCCCAAGCGTAGCTATGCACCAATATACTTCAAGCGGACGGTTGCCAGGCTGGAACGGTAATTTAGATTTAAACATCTTTTACGGAGATGCAAAAGCGTGGAAAGCCTATGCGGGAAATAAATCAACAATAGCAGCAAAAACGACTAAACCAGCAAACAAACCAGCGGCAACACCAGCTAGTTTTAAGTACGCAGTAGGAACCGTGGTCACATTTGGCGGTGTCTTTTTATCAAGCACACAGGCGGCAACTGCCAACGCTAAAAATGGTTATACACCCGCTTCACGATTGGCAAAAAATTATGGCACGATTACCAAACAGTTAAAGGTAAATGGTCGGTCTGTATATCTGATTGACAATGGCTTCGGTTGGATCAATGATGGAGATGTGTCACGAGTTGGACAAGGCACAACGGTTAAGACGTACACAGTAAAATCAGGCGACAACCTAAGTGCAATCGCTAGTCGATTGGGTACGTCAGTCAATCATTTAGTTAGTACCAATGGCATCAAAAACGCCAATCTGATTTATCCCGGTCAAGTGCTAAAATACTAA